TATCGTAAGTTTACATATACAAACCAAGAGAGTTATGCACTTAATCATATTGCATTTGTTGAACTAGGACAAAAGAAAAATGACAATCCATATGATACTTTTAAAGATTGGTATACAAAAGATTATCAATCTTTTCTAGAATATAATATAGTCGATGTTGAACTTGTTGACCGTCTTGAAGATAAGATGAAGTTACTAGAACTTTGTTTGACTATGGCTTATGAAGCAAAAGTTAATTATGAAGATGTATTCGGTCAAGTTAAGTATTGGGACGTTCTTATTCATAATTACCTAAAGAAAAAGAATATTGTCATACCACAAAAATCATATAACAGTAAAGTAGAAAAGTATGAGGGTGCATATGTAAAAGAACCACAAGTTGGTATGCACAAGTGGGTTATGTCTTTTGACTTGAATTCACTATATCCACATTTGATTATGCAGTATAATCTATCACCAGAAACACTTGTATCTGGTGAGTTTATCAAGGACTTGAAAGTTGATAATGTATTAAAAGGTATTGATTTTAATCTACCAGACAATACAACAATTACACCTAATGGTGCATTGTACCGTAAAGATATCAAGGGTTTCTTACCAGAGATGATGCAAGAAATCTATGATGACCGTACTGTTTACAAGAAAAAGATGTTGAAAGCAAAACAAGATTATGAAGATACGAAAGATGCTAAATATTTAAAATATATTAGTCGTTATAACAACATTCAGATGGCAAGAAAGATTTCACTTAACTCAGCTTATGGTGCGATTGGTAATCAATACTTTCGATATTATGACCTTGCGATTGCAGAGGGAATTACAACTGCTGGTCAGTTGTCTATTCGTTGGATTGAAAAGAAGATAAATGAATATCTAAACAAACTATTGGAAACTAAAGATGAAGATTTCGTTATTGCAAGTGATACAGATTCGATATACGTTACTTTTGACAGATTGGTTAATCGTGTGTTTAAAGAGGGAAGAGATGTACAGAAGATTGTCAACTTCTTGGACACTATCGCTACAGAAAAGATTGAACCTTTTATTGACAAGAGTTATCAAGCTCTTGCTCAGATGATGTGTGCATATGACCAAAAGATGTTTATGAAAAGAGAGGTGATTGCAGATAAAGGTATATGGACTGCAAAGAAAAGATATATTCTTAATGCATGGGATGTCGAGGGTGTACGTTATAAAGAACCACAACTCAAGGTAATGGGCATAGAGGCAGTCAAGTCAAGTACGCCTGCACCATGTCGTGCAAAGATTAAGGAAGCGTTAAACATCATCATGAAAGGTAGTGAAAAGGAACTAAATGATTTTCTTATATCTTTTCGTGATGACTTTAACAAACTTGCACCAGAAGAAATTGCATATCCTCGTTCTTGTAATGGACTTAAAAAGTTTGGGTCTAGTTCCTCAATATTTGTTAAGGGCACACCCATGCACATAAAAGGCAGTTTACTTTTTAATCATTTGATTAAAGAAAAGAAACTAACTAATAAGTATCAAGTTATTCAAGAGGGTGATAAGATTAAGTTTCTTGAACTACGACAACCCAATGTATTAGGTTCTAATGTTATATCTTTTATTGGTAAGTTTCCAGAAGAACTTGACATTTTAAAGTATATAGATTATGATACAATGTATGAAAAGAGTTTTATAGACCCACTTTCATTTATTACAAATGTGATTGATTGGAAGCTTGACCGCTCATTCGGCTCACAAATGACCCTAGAGGACTTCTTTAATTGAACCAAGAATTATATGACTTACTAAAAAAGTGTGTAGACCACACTGGTTTACCAGTTATGCAAAAAGAACTATTCTTAAATACTACAGATAAGTATGGTAAAGAAGAATTTCGTATAACACTTGCAGAGTTTATTACAAAAGAGAAACCACCCTATCCACTCAAAAAATATAATATGGAAAAGGTTGTTGATAATTTTCGTAAGTTACAGAAAGCTGACTTTACAAAGTATCTAAGTAAACCAACTAATGTTATGGAAAAGTATGACGATTACAAGTATTCGTATAAAGAATATGGATTGGGTGTTATTGATGGGCCTTCTACTTTTAATTATTGTGCAGACTCTTTTATGAATGACCTAAGAATGTCTTGTGGTTCTTATGGTTTTAAATCTCCAGTACAAAGATGGAATGATGGTGACAATATCTGGGGTGCATTTGGGCCTATCTGGAGAGGTGTTAATGATAGTAAATATTTACAACCTCAAACATACACTATGTCATTTAGACTTGGTACTTATATTGCAACACAGTTCAAACCTATTGTTGCGAAAACAATCTATAATATGACAGATGCAAAAACTGTATTAGATACATCTATGGGTTGGGGTGATAGACTGACTGCGTTTTATGCCTCTGATGCAACTCACTATATTGGTTGTGACCCTAATCCAAATACATTTGCAAGATATCAAAAGATGATTGACTTCTATGACAAACTCACTGGTGGTAAGAAAACAGTTCAGATGTATAATTGTGGTGCAGAAGATTTACCTTGGAATGAGATTAGTAATGTAGATTGTGCATTTACTTCACCACCATATTTTTCTACAGAAAGGTACAATGAAGGTGGTGAGAAAGAAGAATTACAATCATGGTTCAAGTTTAACGAATATGAATCTTGGAGAGATAACTTTTATCTTCCAGTATCACAAAATACTTTTGATTCACTAAGTGACACTGGTGTTATGATGATTAATATTCTAGACCCAAAAGTAAAAGGTAAACGATATCGTTCTGGTGATGAACTTGTAGATATGTTACTTCCACATTTTATGGGTCAAGTTGGTATGAGAATTATGCAACGACCTCAAGGTGCATCTGTATTCAAAGATGAAAATGGTAACTTTGATAAAGAGGCCATGGATGAGTTTATGGATAGAACTTACATAGAGAATATATGGTATTTCAGTAAAGATAAAAATAAAGATATATTTAAACATATTAAAAGAAGTACATTAGAAAGTTTTTTCACATGATATATTTAGAAAATTGTATTGAAACTTTAAAAAAAGATATTCAATATGATTATGTACTTACATCTCCACCAGACTATGCAGAGTTGGGTATACCAGCACATACAAACGAATGGGAAGAATTTTTAGACAGTTGGGTATCATTATTAAAACCTACTAATAATCTTGTAACTATATGCACTACTGATAGAAAAGGCGATGGTAGAATATACCCAAAACATATAAAGGTAATTAATGTATTTGAAAAAAATGGTTGGTTTTTAAGAAAAACAAATATATGGGTAAAATCATATAAAGTGAATATGTTTCGTATGAATTATATGCATATACTTACATTTGCAAAGAAACCATTTAAAATGAAAAATCCACATATGGTGGATGTAATACTAGATGAAAAGTCAACTATAGTAGATGGTTTTAAATATGGTATGAGTCCATTAGTTTGTCGTATGATGATAGAGAATCATACAAATGAAAATGATGTAGTTTATGACCCATTTATGGGAAGTGGAACTACTGCAATCGCAGCCTTAGAGGTTGGAAGAAATTGTCTTGGAAGTGAGATAAATGAAGAGTACTACAATTTATGTAATAAAAGAATCAAGAGTGACTTGACTTTAACATACATATAGTATATGATAAATAAAATTGGAGATTTATTATGGATAAAAATATACTTTCAGATTATCAAGAGTTTGTTGATGAAGTTTCATCTGATGCAACAAGGAATCTAGATGACTTTATTGAAGCACTTGAGATTATAGATGAACAAGGTGTTGAAGTATCACGATTATTAACGTCTGGAATTGGACTTGCTGGAGAATCTGGGGAATATAACGATATCATCAAAAAGACAGTGTTCCAAGGCCGAGAAATGGATGAAGACACAGTAACACATTTGAAGGCTGAATTATCGGATTGTTTGTGGTATATTGCACAAGGTTGTCTTGCACTTGATACAAGTATTGAAGAACTTATTGATATTAATACTGCGAAACTTGAAAAAAGATATCCAGGCGGTTTTGATGAGTTTCGTTCTGATAATAGAGATGATGAGGATAATATGTAATGGAATTTTTAAAAGATATTGCTAAACAGGCAGGAAACGAATATGCTGGTTTGGTTGCAGACGGTGTAGAAGCAGGGGACGTAGATTCTTATATTGATACGGGCTCTTATATTTTTAACGCACTATTAAGTGGTTCTATTTTTGGTGGTTTACCAAGTAATAAAGTGAGTTGTATAGCTGGTGAGAGCGCCACCGGCAAGACGTTTTTTGTTATGGGTATCTGTAAACACTTTTTGGACAGTAATCCAGACGCAGGCGTAATTTATTTTGAGTCAGAAAGTGCAATTACTAAACAAATGGTAATTGATAGAGGTATTGACCCTAATCGTATGGTAATCTTTCCAGTTACAACTGTTCAAGAATTTAGAACACAATCATTAAAGGTACTAGAAAAATATCTAGACCAAGATGAATCAGATAGAAAACCTATTCTATTATGTCTTGATTCATTAGGTATGTTGTCTACTACAAAAGAAGTAGAGGATACTGCTGACGGTAAAGAAACAAGAGATATGACAAGGGCTCAAGTTCTCAAAGCTGCATTTCGTGTATTGACTTTGAAACTTGGTCGTG